CACTTACTGTTTAATCAGCAAGTGCTTTTGTTTTTAATACTTTTTTCTTATAATAATTTGTTTTCAATATCAAAATCCAATCCATATTCTTTTAAATCTTCATCTCTAGCACCTAATTCATTTTTCAAAACATTGAGCATCTCAATATAAGCTAGTTTTTTTCCTTTATAAAATAAATCCTGTTCATTTTTTTTGCTTTCCTTTATTGCTTCATTTGCATAATCAAGAAGTCTTGAAATAATATATTGTATGCTTCCTTTAGTTAATAAATCATTCATAGTCCTCACCTCTTCTTTTCAATTCGTCTATCCTATTTTGAATTGACTTATTAAAATTATCAATTTCTTTTTGCCAATGTTTAATTAATCCTGCTTTCTCTCTTTCATCTAATTTATGCCAATTAGAAATATACTTTTCTGGGTTATTAATTTTATCTTCATGTTCAGAAATTCTCTTTTTAAAATTCTTAATTCCTTTCTTTAGAGAATTTGTTTTCTGTTTTGAAAGGTCTTTTTCAGAGAATAGTTGCAAATTTAATTTTGACTTTTTAGCAGTCCAAACACTCTTGCTACTTATATTTTTATTATACCCATAAACTCCTGTCCTTTCTACTTTTTCTCTTAAATTAGCTGCTCTACTGAAATCCCTATATAATTCCCTCTGCCTTCTTAACTTAATACTTGCAGCTGTAAAATCATCTTTAAGCCCAGCAGCTTCATAAGCTATTAATTCCCTTTTGGTCTTTCTTATAGCTCGTTCTATTTGTCTTTGTTTTTGACTAGCTTCATAGGCAGTATAAGTCTTTCCTTCAAATTCAAATGGAGGTGGATCTATATTCTCTAATTGTTCTTTTGTATAAGCTGGCTCTGATATTCCTTCAAAGAATGGATACCAATCATGCCTACAATTTATACCTTTGAAGCCGTCAGGTTCACCATATCCTATATCACTAAGAGATAAATAGCCTTGTCTACCGCTAAGAGATACAATCTGTCCTTGCCATTCTGCATGGCTTGGTCTAGCTCCTGCGTGGGCTGTTATCTCCATTAAATCCTGTCCTAACATTTGAGCATTAGCTAGACTCATGTAGCCTGTTATTTGGCTTATAGCAGTCATAATAGACATTCTTGTAGCTGATTCTATATGATATGCCCTGCCACTTTTGTAATTTATCACTTGTAATCCACTATCTCCTAGCCTTTTAACTGCTTGCTTTAATACTGTATTATAATCAAATGCTCCACTGCCTAATTGAAACACTGCATAATCTAAAGTATCTCTATAAAAATTGTCTAAAAGCTTAAATTTTCCATTATCAACAAATCCAGTCGTATTGGTAAAATTTCTAAATTGTCCTTTGGTCTGTTGAATAGTTGCCTCGATAAATCTTTTCATTTGCAGATTATCATCTAACGGTTGTAAATCTTTACCACCTCTTTTATACAATTCTTGGTCATTTTCATATGATATATATGAAGCTTCCTTAAGTATATTTTCAAGTTCATTTGAAGCTATATCTATTCTTTTAGCTAATTCCTTTTTTATTTCTTCTATATCATATCCCATTCTGGTCAACATTTCTATTTGATATTCAGCTGTAGCTGTAAGCTTCAAGTTTTCTGAGATTCTTCTTGCTATATCTGCTATTATGTCATCCTCTAGTTGTTGCATAATTCTTATTACATTTTCAGGTAAATTCTTTAGATATTCAGGTGTTAACATTTAATCACCTACTCAATACCATCATCATCTAATTGAGGTTCATTTATCGATGGCATCATCTTTCTAGCCTGCTCTTCAGAAACTCCATATCTTCTCATAAGATATATCTCTGGTTTAATTAATCCTGCTGATACTTCTTGTAGCATAATTGCTTGTTCTGTCTTACTGTCTACTACTAAACTGTCGTCAAATTCAAAACTTATATCGTATTCGCCTGCTGGTACTAATTCTGCTAATGATGTATAAACATCCATAGCATAAACTAGGTCTGTTAAAGCTGTTTTTATAGCTTTTTGTATATCAACTACTGTAGAATAGGACCTTTGCTTTGATACTTTTATTTCTTCTGCTGTTTTTTCAACTAGCTGTACGTCTGATAATGTTCCATATGCTAGTCCACAAGCAAACTCAATCCTTTGTAGTATTTTATTAAGACCATTGAATAAACTCTCATCTCTTATTGCTGGTGAAAACGGTTCAAAGAAATCTTCTGCATCAGTATCCAATTTCCTGTATAACCTTTCTTTACCCTTTGGCAGTGTATTGTCAGCTTTAAATAAGTCCATACTTGCGTTTATGGCCAATTCTGAACCTTCGTACTCCCAAAGTATCCTTGAATATTGTTTATCTGCTTCTTCTATCAAGCCCACTGCCCTAGCATATACAGAAATTCCCAAAGGGCTTCTAGTGTCTATGGTGTTGGCCATTGGCATCTTTAAATAGCCAAATAAAGGTTTTTCTACATTCTCAATAAATATCTCTGGTTCTAAATCTGCCCACTCATCTACTTCTGTAAGTGGTACTTGATACCCTAGCGCTTCATCTCCATTCTCATTTACATAAGCAGTATTAGAAATATAATATCCTTCCTTTAGCAAATCATGGTATTCTAGCCTTGTATAAATCTTTCTTCCTTTTCTTATTCTTTCTATAAATATAACAGCTGTAATATTTCCAGCAGAATCATATTTAACAGGGATAAATTCATCTGCTAACACATAATCAACTGCGATATTATTTCCGTCAATATATGGCTTAAAGATAAGTCCACCTAAAGCAGCTGCATACTCTGTTGTTATCCTTATATCATCAATTACCTTTTGATATTGTCTATTTAAATACTCTGCTCTTTCACTATTACTACTTTCTTTAGCTGTAATTTCTGACTTCATCTCTATAGTTGCTAATCTTGCCAATTCACTTGCTATTGCTGAAGCTAGATTTAGCGATTTTGTATTTTCATCTAACCATAGGGCTTTATCTTTATACATCTGGCTCCAAAGTTCTATAGCTTCTGTCATTTCATCACTAACAGGTATTTCTATTTTCATTGCATCTTCAATGTTCTTCTTGGGAAAAATCTTTCTCACCACCTGTCTTATAGCATTTAACAGTTTTCTAAACAATTTATCACCTACCCTACTCTCATAAACCTTCTTGCGTCTCGTTCTATGCTGTATTCTAATGCATCCAGTGTATCGATATCAGTTGTTCCATCATCTAGCCTAACATCTTCGTTCTTGCTTTCATCCCAAACTGCCTCACATAATGCATCTCTGACTGTATATGCATCTTTGGTATAAAAAAACCTGCCTTGTGAAATCAAAGCAGATACTAATCTAATTCTATCTTTTATTTCAATTTTCTTTGCATCTCTTATGATTATGTTCAATCCTTCCTTACTAACTTCTGTTTTAAATCCTCGAATAAGGACCTGCTCTGCAGAGTCTGGATAAACATAATCAACCCTGCCATACATAGCCATTACTCTTTTTACAAAATTTATGAATAATTTATTGAGTTCTTCAGGATCTACGTCTGCATTATGCTTTTCGCTTATTAAAACTACAACTTCCTTATACTTAGGTGTAATTCCTGTTGCAACAAAAGCATGTTTAGATTTATTGCCTCCAAAATCTACCCCTATGTCTATCTCTTGATATACTTTTTCTTTGGCCTCTTTAATTGATATTTCATATCTTTCTGGATCATCAGCAAATAACTTGTATATAACGCCCTCTGCTCTGGTCCATTTCCCTAAGATAAATCTATCGTAGTAAACTGTACCTGCATATTCTTTTTTAAGTTGCTCAACAAAAAATGGATCTAGGAAAGGATTATCGTCTATTGTGTAATGCTGATGATATATATCTGCATCGCTATCTAAAAATTGCTTAAACCAATGTTTAGGATGATCAGGGTTGCATGTGCCATCAAAGCAACTATTAGGTTTATCCAATCTTGATTTTAGCATTTGAAACACTTCTTCACTCCATGTGGTTATCTCATCACCATAACAATACTCTATCCCTGCCCCCTGAATCCTTGCTACTTGATTGCGTTTATCTGCACCTAGTGCATATACTTTCTTTCCAAAGAGTATAACTGTATTATCGCTTGAAATATTTCCAACTAATTTATTACCGTATATCTGCCTCATTGGATCTAATATATTTCTTTCCAATGTTCCTCTGGTATTCCCGAGCAGCACTATCAATCCTTGACCTTTTGTAGCCCTAATTCTTTTAGGTATTAAAAAATAGTCTAGGTATGTTTTCCCAGACCTTGTTGCACCAGTTTTAATATTCCATCTATGATTAGCGTTGTTCCAAAATTCTTTTTGTTTAGGACTTAGCTTCATTATCAATCGCCTCAATCAGTTTATCCAACTTTTTAAGTTCTTCCTCATCTCCTTCTACTCTTTCTATTTCTACCTTTAGCTTTTTAATTCTCATCTTCTGTTCCTCTGTAACTAATTCGGAATTACATAGCTCTTCATACTGCTTAATCATATTACGCAGCTCTGCCATTGCTCTGGATTGCGCTTGTAGGAAATTCGCTTGTTTATCCCAAGCTTGTTGTACTTCCCATCTTTCACCTATTACTTTACCTCTTCTCTCTTCTACCTTTTCTACTGTTTTATCATTACGGTCTTTAACGAACATAATTTTTTGTGCTCTGATTATTGCTGCATATTGGATCTGAATATTCTCCCATAAAATATCTAATGGATTCTTCTCTTTTATCTCCTGAATAATATCTATTGTTTCTTCAGGAAGATACTTTGAAAAGAATCCATGCTTCTCGGCATTTTTATTTTTAGGTGGTGCTCCTCCATTATTACCTACAGCATTTTTATTGCCTATAGGTGCACCCCTTTTCTTTTTGGGTGCACACTGTTTGCTCTGGTACTTCTTCTCATCTGCCCAACCATACCTTTTTATCCATGACTTCAATGTATTTATACTTAAGTTGTATTTTTCGCAAATATCCTTATATTTCATACCTTCTAGGTAATCCTGCTTTACTTTTTCTCTTATCTCATTCAATATCACCACCTGCTTATTTGAGTTGTTTTGTATGTCAGTTTTTTGCATGAAAAAAGAGCCTTATTTCAGGCTCAAAATTTTCTTATACTTCATAAAAAATTTTCCATTTTTTTACCAAATAACTATTGACATTACCGTTACGGTATTTTATAATATAATTAAAGGAGGTGAACAAGTGGGTAAGAAAAAAAAGAATAAAAGCCAAAGAGAAAAGGAGCTTAAAATAGCACTAGTAACCGCAATAATCAACCTAATAATCTCCCTCATAGAATTAATTAATAAGTTACTAGATACTAAATAAGCTCCTTAGAGGGGAGAAATCCCCTCCCCTCTAAATATATTTTAAAATATCTTACCCACAATATCAATGACTATACTAATTATATCTTTAATTTTAAATTTTATATTGAATATAATATCTTTATTTACAGAAGTTAATATTATATTCAATATACTTGCTGTGATAGTAGCTTCTATATCAGTTATATCTGCTTACAAATTATACAAGAAAGGTTGATTAATATGAAAACTAAACCCATAAAACTCTCACCCAAAAAAGATGGTTATGGAAATATATCAAGCTATACAATAAATATTGGTGCAACTGAAGCACGTGAATGTGGTTTTGTCGACTCAAATGGTAATATATTGCCTATTGAAAAAATAATTGATGCTGACAATAATCAAATCATAATAAGACTTAAAGAGGACTGATATATATAAAGTCCTCTTTTTTCTTTCATAAATAATGAGATTCTTCTTTTAACCCCCCATCATATCTGCCTCGAAGCTCTTCTAACCCTTACGAAAGCATCATGCTGCATTAATCTTTCCGGTTTATCGCCTAACATAATCTTTTTCTTCCGTTTACTTTTTATTCCCATCAATTTTCTATATGTATCTATATCTTTAGATCTGATTATTTCCTCTATATTCATCCTCTTCACCCCAATCAATCTCCAGCCCTTCTCGCTTGCACACTGGGCAAATATTATGCCTTATATCTCCTCCTTGTTTTCGTATAACATACACAACATGCTCCCATCTTGGCTTTTCTAGCTCATAATCACAATATTTACATTTAACCTTAATCACAAGATCACCCCAATAAAAAATCTCACTCCAAAGGGGGTAAAAGAGTGAGATTTTATAACTAATTTAATAAATCTTTATTCACTTGTCCTACAATAATACTATACTATATATTTTCATCATTATCGTGCTCTAAAAGTGCTGTATCCCCATGTATTCCAATTGCAATCTTTGATATTGCTCTTCTTCTTAATTCCTTACACCATCTTTCATTATAAGACACTTCATAAGCTATTACATACCAAGGTTTACCTTCAAAATATCTTTTTTCGATTATTTCCCTTTCAATTTCTGTTAGTCCTTCAAGTGCTCTATTAATCGAATCAATTTTGCTCTGGATCCTTTCTATACAACGTTGCAAATAATGTATTTTTTCACTTACTGCCAAAACTGTATCTTCTGTTATTGATGAAAATTTATATGTCGGACTTATTTTTTCACTACTATAATCTATTCCTGTTACTCCATCTTCATTTTCTAGATATTCTATTTCTCGCTTTAAATTCTCTATACTTATCTCAAACATCTTATAATTATATAAGAAATACTCAGTTTCCCTATAGTACTTGTCTTTAATCTTAATATCATTCATTGATAATCCCTCCTCAACAAAAAAGGACACCTCAAGCTATTTTCACAACTTAAAAGGTGTCCGCCATCTAGGTATGGTAGGACTGTATATACATTGTTTATACTTTACATTATTTCATACTTTCACCTCTTTTCCAACTTTTCTAATGCTTCTATTGCTTCATACACTGCCTTACGAGCAATCATTTCTGTTTCATCATCTGTCAAGCCTCTTCTTCTGCCTTGTACATAGTCTGGAGTGACATCAATTATTAATTCTAAGTTTTTAATTATCTCTTTTATATCCATCAATACACCTTCTTTCTATTTTTCAATATACAATCAACATCCAACCTATCATCATGCTTTTTTATCTCAATAGTGAAATAATCTAAGCTATCAGCTTTGTCCAATACATCTATTAGTTCATTAATACTTTTTTCTAACTCTCTTTTTAAGTTTTGCTTTTTTGTTTCTGCAAGTTTAATATTTATCTCCATGGCTAACTACCTCCTATCTTTGCAATCGTTCTTCAATCTATTCAATTTTAACTGTTTATGTCTCCTTACTCCTTCCTCGATACCAAACAATATTTTCATCTGTGCCAACATTATTTCAACATCTGCTATTTCCTCTGCTATCTCTATCCTATTTTCTTTGCCTCTTAAAGCTTTACACAATTTCTTTTGTAGCTCTGCCATTTCTTCAAATGCTATGATAATTTGTGCTGTACCCCATTTTTCTAGAGCTTGTCTATATAATTTGCACTTGTCTTTTTCATTCATATAACTTTACTCCTTTCTTATACTCATCAACTGCTTTGTACCTAGCTTCTTCAATCATATCTTTAAGATGCTTTAATTCCTTCTTATCTAAACTCCTTAGAAAAATTGTATTTTTCTTACCTGTCATTTCTTGTATTTGCTCTATATACTCTTTTTTAGTCACTTCTAATGAGTGATTACCTCCCCAGGTCATTATGAAACCTCCCTTACTAACAATCTCTTTAAATCCCAATTAAGAAAGCTCTCTCGATAATTTACGCCCTCAAACACAGTGAATTTATCTGTTTTGTATATAACTTTACCAATGAACAATTTATCAGGTCTATTTTTATGATCAGCAGGTATAAAGATCCGATATTTCTTTCCTATCTGAAATTGCATTTCCATCCCCCTTAGCTCACCATTTCATGCAGTTTTAATTTAGTATCTTTATCAATTAATTCTCCCAATGTTATCATGCACTTCTCACACTCATATAACTTCATTGCTCTGCTCACATAAGTATAAAACAAGTCTTTATTTCCATTCAGGTACCTAACTATAGCCCTAGCTATGTATTTTTCTATTTCATAACTCATAGTTCTCCCCCTTCTATGGCCATATTTTTAAATTCCAGCGCTTTGTCACACAAATAACTGCATGGCTCCAAACAATCAATGCAACATTTATCGCATCTACGAATCTCTGCATATTTCTTATATTTGATTGCTTGCATGCAGTAGATGTCAACCTTTTCCGCACATCTCATAAACCCAGCTCCTTTACAGTGGCCATGATTCTTTCAAATAGTTTAGGCCCTATACCTTTCGTATTGTTCAAAACCTCTGCTAGTTTAATTTTGAAGTCTGTACTATCTCCAGCTACTACCCCGTCTTGGAATCCTTGATGATATATTTCGGCCAAAAAAG